ATAGACAAACTTACAACTACAGACGAAGAAAGATTAGCTGCTAAACAAAAGATTCAAGAGTTATTAGAAAAAGCAGATCAAGATGCGCAAACTCAAATTACAGAGCGATGGAAACTTGATATGCAATCAGATTCATTTTTATCAAAGAATATCCGCCCGCTAGTGTTAATATATCTTACTGTTATATTTACGGCATTAGCATTTTTCGATGGTAACATTGGTGGGTTTAAAGTAGCTGAAGAATATATCCCAATATTTCAATCGCTATTAATTACAGTATACGGCGCTTATTTTGTAGGTCGTACTTGGGAAAAAACAAAAAAAATAAAACAACAATAAAATTAAATTAAATGTCACATTCAATTACAGCTGAAGAGCTTAAACAAATTAAAGATCAACAAACAGAGTTAGGTCAAGTAATAAATCAAATAGGTCAATTAGAAGCAAACAAACACGCTTTGCTTCATAAGATTGCTGGTATCAATGAAGTTATTGAAGATACTAAAAAGCAATTAGAGGAAAAATATGGATCTATTAATATTGATTTAGAAACAGGTACTTACACAGAAATCGAAGACGAATCAGATTTAAGTGTTGTTAAATCAGAGGACTAATGAGTACTGTTATAAGAAAAATCAGTATTGGTTCTGATTACAAGAATGATGCTATGCACTACGCGTTAGGTCAACAGGTCTACGGTGGTCATGAGATATCGCATATTCTGTTTGAAAATGAAGACGCTTCTTATAACATATTCATAAAGAAAAACAATGAGATATTGCCATGGAAGAAATTTAATTCTAACATGGCTATATCCGTTGAATATGATTTAGAATATTAATGAAAAGCGTTTTTGATTTTATAGTTGTACCAGACGGTAAAAGATACAACAATGAGGTTGACATAAACGGCGATAAACTTATAGTTAATTCTAGTATAGAAAACTTTAAGTTAATAAACAGAACAGCTATTGTGCTTACAGTGCCAACAGCTTTTGAAACGCCAATACAAGAAGGTGATAAAGTTATTATACACCACAATGTATTTAGAAGATATTATAACCATCAAGGTAAAGAAGTTGATAGTAGCAAAACATTTAATGACAATAGATACCTTTGTCAATACGATCAAATATATCTTTATAAACGTATGGTGAAATGGTTGCCGGTTCGTAACCATTGTTTTATTATACCTATAAAAAATAATGACACCTGGTCTAAAGAACCAGAACAAAAAAATAAAGGTATAGTAAAGATAGGTAATAAAACATTAGAGTCACTTGGTATATATGAAGGTGATTTAGTTGGTTTTAAATCTAATAGGGAGTTTGAGTTTATTATAGATAAACAAAGACTATATTGTATGCAATCAAATGATATTTTAGTTAAATATGAGTTCAAAGGAAACGAGGAAGAATATAATCCAAGCTGGGCAGAAAGCAGTTAAAGAGTTAATTAAAGTAGCTGAAGAAAAGATTATCACTAATACAGAAGATGATGTTTCTGCAGATAGACTTAAAAACGCAGCTGCAACAAAAAAGCTTGCTATATTTGACGCATTTGAAATACTAGCTAGAATAGAAGAAGAAAAAACAATGCTTGAAGATAAACCTGGCGAAGCTAAAGAAAAAAGTTTTAAAGGTTTTGCTGAAGGTAGATCAAGATGATGCACGAGCAGTATTTAATAAAAACAATAAAAGACCACATTAAACCTAAGGTATTAAAAAGAAACAATAGGTATAAAAAGTGGGAGTATGGTTATGATGTTGAAAACGACGTTGTAGTTATAAGTAAAGATGGTACTATAGGTGAAGTAGTTGAAATACAAAACCTTAAAATAGCTTTACCAGCTATTCCTGAAAACGTTTACGCTGTATCTAAAGAAGAAAAAGATCAGCGGTGGGTAAAAACAGAATACCCAAAAAAATTGTCTAAAATTAAAAGCGTATTTGACTGGGAAAGATATCCAGTTAACTTTAAGGAAGAATGGTATGATTATATTGATGAAGAGTTTAAAAGAAGAGAAGAAGGTTTTTGGTTTAAAAACAAAGGTTTATCTACTTATATTACTGGCTCTCATTACATGTTCTTGCAGTGGTCTAAAATTGACGTTGGCGCCGCAGATTATAGAGAGTCAAATAGAATTTTCTTTATATTCTGGGAAGCCTGTAAAGCAGATCAAAGATGTTATGGAATGTGCTATCTTAAAAACAGACGCTCTGGTTTCTCCTTCATGGCTTCGTCAGAACTTGTACATCAAGCAACAATATCTTCTGACTCAAGGTTTGGCATACTGTCAAAATCAGGAGCTGACGCTAAAAAAATGTTTACCGACAAAGTCGTACCTATGTCTGTCAACTACCCGTTCTTTTTTAAACCAATACAAGACGGTATGGACAGGCCAAAAACAGAGCTCGCGTACAGAGTACCAGCTTCTAAACTTACAAGGCGTAAACTTGATCAAGGTGAAACGCCTGAAGAAATTGAAGGTCTTGACACCACGATCGATTGGAAAAACACAGGTGACAACTCATATGACGGTGAAAAGCTCAAACTTCTCGCCCATGACGAATCTGGTAAGTGGGAGCGTCCTGATAACATTTTAAATAACTGGCGCGTCACTAAAACAACAATGAGACTAGGTAGTAAAATTGTTGGTAAATGTATGATGGGTTCTACAAGTAACTCTTTGGACAAAGGTGGTGATAACTTTAAAAAATTATACTATGCATCAGATGTCACGCAAAGAAACCGCAATGGACAGACTAGCTCGGGACTATATAGTTTGTTCATACCTATGGAATGGAACTACGAAGGATTCATCGATTCTTATGGCGTACCTGTATTCGACTCACCGAAAGACGCAGTTAAAGATGCGCAGGGCGATTTAATTACAACAGGTGTTATAGAACATTGGGAAAATGAAGTTGATGGTCTTAAAAATGACCAGGATAGTTTAAACGAATACTATCGTCAGTTTCCTCGAACAGAAAAACATGCATTTAGAGACGAAGCAAAATTATCTTTATTTAATCTAACTAAGATTTATGAACAGATAGATCATAATGAAGATATGAAAAACAAAACAACAGTCACTCAAGGTAACTTTCAGTGGGCTGGTGGTATAAAAGATACAAGTGTAAATTTTGTACCTGACAACAATGGTAGATTTTTAGTTTCATGGATTCCATCTATAAATCTACAAAATCGTGTGATAATAAAAAATGGAGTTAAGTTCCCTGGAAATGATCATGTAGGTGCTTTTGGTTGTGATAGTTACGATATATCTGGTACAGTAGATAAGCGCGGATCAAAAGGGTCTTTACACGGTTTAACAAAATTCAGTATGGAGCAAGCTCCATTTAATATGTTCTTTTTAGAGTACATATCAAGACCTCCAACGGCTGAAATATTCTTTGAAGATGTTTTAATGGCATTGCATTTTTATGGTATGCCTATATTAGCAGAGAACAACAAACCAAGATTACTGTATTACTTAAAGCGTAGAGGTTATAGAAAGTTCTCTATAAATAGACCTGATAAATTATACAACAAGCTTTCAGTTGCAGAAAGAGAAATAGGTGGTATACCTAATTCAAGTGAAGATATTAAGCAAGCTCACGCCGCTGCTATAGAATCTTATATAGAAGATTACGTGGGCTTAAATGAAAATGGTTATGGTGACATGTATTTTCAAAGGACGCTAGAAGACTGGGCTAAATTTAATATAAATAATAGAACAAAATTTGATGCAACAATTAGTTCTGGTTTAGCTATAATGGCTTGTAATAAAAACAAATATACACCAGTAAACATTCAACAACGAGATCCAGTTAACATATCATTTAAAAGATACGATAACACAGGTTACATTTCAAAAATAATATAATAAATGGTTTATACTAATGTAAATAGTTCCTTTCCCAGTCAGGTGGTACCAGACGTAGAAAAGAATACTTTGGATTATGGTTTCCAAGTAGGTAGAGCTATTGAAAACGAATGGTTTAGAGGTGATCGTGACTGGGAAAC